AGACCCATCAGTCCATCATATTCACTATAGTCTAGTTTCTTCTCACCTAACTCTACAGATGATATATTATCTAAAGAATAACTTTCTTGTTGGGTGTATGTAAACTTTTTATATGCAGCAAGATAATCTATAATACTAATACCTAGTATATCATAAGCTGTCTTACCCCATTTACCTTCTTTATTAGATAAGGCAGCAGCAGCTGCAGCAGAATTTCTTGGGTTAGGAAACTGTCCAGGTCCAGGAATTTTTGCAAACTTAGATAGTCTACCTTCTTCTACAATACCCCAAGGTGACAATCGGAAGATATCTTTTTCACCTAATATATTATACATTCTATTAACAATATAAGGTACATCAAATAGTTCACAGTTCCATCCTGTAATAATATCTACGTTAAGTTTTTCCCATGTGTCTAAAAATTTAGATAATAATTCTCTTTCATCTATACATTTAATATAATGATGATTATTTTCCTTAGGTGTAAATTCACCACAACCAAATACTATAGTTTGTTTTCTAACTTTAACAGCTATAGCTGTAATAGGTTTCTCTGCATCTACAATACTAGGAAAGCCTTCATCAGCTGCAACCTCAATATCTATAACAGCTGTAGTTAATTTAGCAAAGTCAAACTCAACTTCTTTATCCCATGTATAATTTATGTAATGATCTACTAAATTTTTAGCACTCATCTTAGAATGAATACCATATAGTTTTGAATTACTTATTCCTTGATTCTCTCTAACAAATTGTCTAGCATCACGCCATCTAGCAAACGTATGCTTCTTAACATGCTTGCCATCTATTGTACGATATTCACTAGAGCGAGAGGGATCATCTTTAAAGATATGCAGATCGCAATCTTTGATAGGTACACGAGTTTGATATCTACCGTCATCATTATAACCTACTACAAGTAGTTCTTTAGGACTATTCCAGCCATCAATATTCACTGCAACATTAGTATAAAAATCTTTCATAATTTATATTACTACAATACTATGTACAGGTCAACTAAAATTTATACTCTTGTTCAAAAAAGATAACGCCATCATCATCTTCGTCCCAACTGTTCAGATCATTACCAGTTTTTTTATCCCAGCCAAACTTCATAGTACTACCATCAACTTGTTTATACTTTCCAAACAATCTTATTTTACCTTCTTTATCATCATCTAGATCAAACCAATATCTGTAACCAGCACTAAAGCCAGGCAACGTACTATAGCCTTTGTTGTTTTCATAGGCTTGTGATGGGGCGATTAATAATAGTCCTAAGACTAGTGCACTAATTATTATATTCATTTTTATTCTCCTATTTTATATCACCGAGGGGCAGACAGTATGTCTACCCCTTATAACCTATTTACCTGATAGCCATTTAGCTTCTTCTTCTGTATAAGGCCACATGCTTGTTCTCCTAGGTTCTTACGCTTCTCATTCTTTGGACTAAACGATCTGCTCGGTTAGTAACTTGTCTATACCAGGCACTGTCAACCATTTCTTCAGCTGCAGCATTCCAATCCATAGCATCAACACCCCTTTTCATACCACGAAACTTTGTCAATCTAGTTCTTCCTAAATTAAACATCATGTTCGCTATAATTTGTTGTACCTCTTCTGGCAACTCATCAAAATCATTATATAATTTATTGCAATCTTCTATGACAGATTGTACATCTGACTCAAAGGCTTGTCTGACTCTGTCTCTCGTGATGGGAGTGCCAACACTTTGTCCACTTTCCGGGTCTGCTTTAGTAACAAGATGACCGATACCAAAAGTAGGATACCCGAGGTGATCATTGTAAATGTCATATTTAACTCCTTCGTCTATTTCTAATTGTTCTCTTAAATGTTTTATATTCATAATTTGCTCCTTCATATTTGAGTCTACCATCACATATATCTAATTGGTAGTCAACATAAAAAAAAGGGCTCCGAAGAGCCCTTTGAATGGGTTATGATTTGCCCTCTTGCAAGAGCTGTTCAGTTGTTCGTCGTTCTTGTTTCGAGTTGATTTTTATTTTCTTTGGTTTCAGTTCTTCTGGTACAATTTTTTCCAAAGAAACTTTGAGTAATCCGTGTTTGAGTTCTGCGTCAATGACTTCTGTGTGGTCTTCAATATGCCAGACTTTCTTGAAGCTTCGGTTAGCGATACCTTTGTGGACGTAATCTGATTCTTTGTCTTCTTTTTTCTTACCCTCAATGGTAAGTTCGTTATCTTTATACTCAATATCTAGGTCCTCCTCTGAAAATCCTGCTACAGCAATTTCAATATCAAATTTATCATCACCTTGTCGGTGAATGTTATATGGGGGATAGGATGATTGGGATGGCATGTCTGATTCAGCTATACGACTAAGTCTATCAAATATTTTTTCAAAGCCTACAGTGCGTGAATGGAATGGGTCAAAGTTTAGGTTGTGTAAAACCATTGTTGTTCTCCTTTAAAAGCGAGTTGTAATGAGGTCCCATTATGGCAACCTCTATACTATTATATATGGGTATTTTACTCTAAGAAGTCAACAGCTTTTCGTATATGTGCTATTACTTTTTGCGCCCTATGTTATATTTTGCAACAAGTGTCCACTCATCTTTTTCTTTATGAGATATAATTTTAATTTGACTTAAAGGTGCGATAGGATCTGTAGCTTTATCTGGATCAACTAAACTAATTAGACCCCACTCAGCTAATAAATTAGTGATAGTATTTCTTCTACCTTGATCTTCTTCATTAAAGTTAGTTGGCTTGCCATCAAGAGCAAACAGCTCTTTAAAATGTACAATATAATACTTACCTTGTTTATGGAGAATGTGACAACTTTGATATAAAGTTTTGTCTTTACGAGATGCAACACCTATACGTGTAAGAGTCTCTCTAACTTTTAAAAAATCTTCTTGTTCTTGAAGACCCACTTCAACCATGCTATCAATTAATTCTTGACTCATTTTTTACACCCCTTGTAACCTTCTTCGTTATAATTTCCAGTTGTTTAAGGGATAGGACTTTTAGAGCTTGTAAAGCCTTGTTTGTAGAATAACCAAAGTATAATTTAACAATTTCCAAATCATCACTATCCTGCACCTTCACCCACTTTGCATATCTTTTCTTGGGTCTAACGCTATTTATTAAATAGTCATATTGTAGTTTGTGATCTACGTGATGATGTTGGTTAATTTCATTGCTGTAAAATAAGGTGTCTGGAAAATAAGATAATGTTCTATTTGTTATGAATGGTACGTAACTTGACTCTGCCAACTTATCGTTCTCAGAATCTACCATTAAATTTTTCTTAGTATGATTTATTGAATTTATATAATCAAATGGTTTCATTATAATCCTTTATTCATTTTTTCTATGTAGTTGTCATAGTTTGATATTCTAAATGTTATACGGTGTAATACTCGTCTTTGTAAAATTTCAGGATCGTTTTGATCTCTCTTATGTAATGTTAATAACTGATCCGTTACAACAATATCGCCAGGGTTCCACCAGTGTTGATAGATATATTTTTCTTGAAACACATGCTTATGTAGCCTATCGTATAATGTATTATCGTTAGTAATAATTTTACACTTATTATTAGTATAGAAATATAAACCTTTAATACCTTTAACATTCTGTTGTATTAACCACATCTTATACTTATCAGTATTTAAATTATTATTTGATATATCAGGTCTGTATCCTTTCATTTCATTCAACTGATCATCAGGAAGACCTTTAGCCCATACTTCAGGAGCGTACTCATATTCTGCATAGACGTTATCAATATCGTTACGCAAATCGTCAGGCATCTCTAAATATGCTAAGTTGGTATTAAGAAATGATGTAGATGTATTCTTGCAGTGTTCATAACCTTGTAGTGCTACACCGTCTGCACGATTAAGTCCATTGAGATTTGCATGCCAATCAAGGACACCAGACCCAAAAATACCTGATCTTTTACCGTCTACTTTTTTACCTGTAACTCTCTGAACTGGATATACATTTTTAGCATTTGTCCACATGTCGGTTGGTTCACCAGGATTGTTGGCTAGCGTTCCGTCATTGTTATAAATCATTTGAATATAGTTGGCCACGTTTCCAAGACCCTCAATAAACTTTGTATAGTTATATGAATCACAACTTTGATTCTTTATTACAAGTATTAGATTCTTATGTAAACAATCTTTTACTTTTTCTGTTTCCAAAATAGTTAATGATGAGATGTCAATATTAGATATTTCAGTTGCTACACCATTATTGATACTGTGGATATCCATTTATTTTAATTCCACTTCACTATCTGTTTCTATCCATACTCTTGCACCACATGATAAAGGTTTGTCAGGACTATAGATAACTTTACTAGGACCATCTATATGTACTTCATGAGCATATGTATTACTCTTACTTGTCTTAACTGTTAGTACAGGATTTCTTTCTCCTGTTTTTAAATTCTTTCTTATGATGTGCATGTTGACATGTATTCTTTTTTTCATATCTTATCACTTATTCTTTCTGCTAATGCCATACCCATTGTCCATCCAAGATGTCCAGCTCCACTATTAACCCATACCTTACCTACTTTCTTTACCAAAGGCAACATATTAGGTGTCATAGGTCTTAAACATGCCCATGATGTATAACTTTCTGGCTCTACGTTTGTCGTATCTTTAGTCCATTTAAGTAATGGATTTAATCTTTCTTCTCTTATACGAGTATTGTATCCTGCTAACTCAGCTGTACCAGCTACTCTAAATCTATTTCCAAATGTAGACGACACTATTTTTTTATCATCATCTAATATAGAATACTTTGGAGCTACTTGTTCTAAATCTTTTATTGTAATTGAATAACCTTTGACAGGAATTATTCCAGTACCTGGCACAAGCCTTGCTGTATCTGCTCCAGCAGCAACTACTACTTCATCATAGTCTCTTTGTAATGTATCTAAACCTATGTTACCAGTTTCTTTTGTTTGCTTTCTTGTAACATTATTTTTATATCTACCTACAGGATAATTAGATTGAAGATGATACATAAGCTCAGTACAAAATAAATTTATATCTCCAACCCAATCATCTGGTGCAATAGTAGCACCTACCATATTAGAAGTTTTAATTCCTTCTATTCTATCTACATCTATGTCTTGGACATTCCATCCAGTATCTGCAAATCTTTTATTTGATTCTTGTGCATGTCTGTATGATGCACCATTACGATACACATGAACAATACCACAATACTGTTGATCATATTTTATATTGATATCATTTTCAAGTTCTAATAACAATTCTCTTGATCTTAAACTGTAGTCAATTATCTTACGAGTGTTCTTTTCATAACCACCTAAAGCAGTTGTACCTAAAAAGCTAGCTAGCCATTTAATTTTATTCCAACCAAGTACATCTAATCTTAAAGAGAGAGGTGCGTCTGCTTTTCTTAACCAACTAAGACCATGCATAACATTGTCCCAAGTGTTCCATACCTCAGCATTACAAACAGATATTTGTCCACCATTAGCAAAACTACATTCACTTGCTACTGATTTATTACGATCAAATAAATCTATCTCGTAACCTTTTTTTGCAAGAAAGTATGCAGTTGTTAAACCAGCTACACCTGTTCCTACTATTGCAACCTTTAAAGCCATTCGCATTCTGCCATTAGTTGAGTTAAACATGCTACCATATTTACCTCTTGGTCAGCTACGAATGCACTTTTATATTGATAGTCTGCTATAGTAAGTACAAGTTGTGGTACAGAACCTTTACTCATCAGAGCATTAGAATGATCATAGATGTGTCTGAATATTACTACTGGTTCATTATCTAAGTTAGAAGCTACCCACTTCCTCATCTCTGTAAAGTTCTTAGATTTTAAATGACTTACTAATACTTTAAAGTTGTCATCAGATAAGCTACTAAGTATTCCACTATCTATTTTACCAGTGGCACTATACCTTTGTAGCTCATTTAATACTCTTCTCCAATCAGGAAAGAATTTTATTATAAGTTCAGCCACAACCTTATCATCTGATTGTACACTTTCAGTCTCAAGTATACCTCGTACTCTTTTCATAAAGCTAACAGCTAATTTATCTCTTACAGACTTATCTATTTTAAAATCTATAACACTACATCTAGATTGTAATGGATCTATAATTCTATTCTTAAAATTACAGGTCATTATGAATCCACAGTTCTTACTAAACTCTTCCATAAAGTTTCTAAGAGCTGGTTGAGTACTATTAGGATTCAAATAGTCAGCCTCATCTAGTATAACATATTTCCTTCCACCTACTAAACTCATAGAGGAAGCAAACTGCATTATGTCATTGCGCAATGTATCAATATTACCTGATAGACTACCGTTTATAACGATATAATCGCACTCTAGTTCGTCTAACATAGCCTTAGCTATGGTTGTCTTACCAACACCTGGACCTCCAGCTAACAGTAAGTTTGGTATGTTTTTATTGTCTACAAACTGTTGGAAGGTTTTCTTTAGTTCATCCGGAAGTATGGTCTCAGATACAGTTTTTGGTCTATACTTTTCTACCCATAAAAATTCTTCACGCATTATTACTATCCATTATAATTAGAGCTTGACTCCGCTGCTACCCAATAAGTTATCAATACTTCACCACGCTTAGATGAGAACTGAGCAATGCCACCTTTATTAATTTTTACATTATAGTCACCTGGAAGCATTTTAAAACTTTCAGTCTTAAATATAAATTGAAAAGTAGACTCTGGTGTCCAGTCTTGTATCACTTCTTTGTAGGTATCAGAACCATTAGTATCTAAACCTTCTAAGTATACTTGTGAACCGTCACATGATATAGCTACTTCTTTAAGTTGAAGTATAGCAGCTGCTTTCAATACAGCAGATATCTTTTCACCAGATACTTCTATATCAACATCAGGCTCTTCGATAGCTAAGGTTTTACCATTAGGGGGTGTAACTATCATAGAAGGATCTGCAAATGTATAGTTAACAGATTTGGATCTCTCCTTGATAGTTACCTGAGACGTATTGAATTCATACTCAGGGGTTTCAAATAAACTTACTACACCTAAGAATCTACTTAGATCATATATTGCTCCAGGAGATGGTAACACATCTACAAGTTCTGCTCTAGCCATAATAGTTTTATTAGTAGCTACAGTCTGTAATACGTTACCAGGTTCAAATGCTATGGATGGATTAATCATAGCAAAGTTTTTTAGTATATCAATAGTCTCATTACTTATTTGCATTTTGTCTCGCTTTCTTTGCAGCCAACTTCTTTGATGTATTATCTTCAAATTTACCTGTGACAGGTGTTTGAGCTGTTGCAGTCATTTTCATCTTGCTATTCTCTAAAGGACCTCCAATTTGTTTATCTTTAGGAGATCTCTTAGCTCCTACCTTAGAGGCATCAGCTGTAGCAGATGCTTGTATCTGAGCTAGATCAGCTAACGTACCACCAAACACATGAGTACCAACATGTTGTAACTGCATCCAAGGACATAACCATATCTTCAGACCTATCTTACGAGACCACTGACAGAACATATAATCTTCTGAAAGGTAACGTCTAGTCTTAGGATCAATCAATGCTTGGAAGTACATCATTATTTCTGTACTACCATCAAACTCTTTAGTTCTAACATGGTCAGGTCTATATCTAAATCCACCAGGACTGTTCTCACTATCATCCCAGTAAGCATCTTTATACTTTTGTAATATCTTTTTAGTAAACATCATAAAGCCAGTACCACCTTCTAACACTTCAGCTGGTTCATCTAATTGTATTCTATCTGTACCAGGTACAGGATTAAAAACAAAGTCACCAACATACTTGTCTAGGTTATTAGGATCTTCATCAGCCTTACCTTGATCTACAGCTGCTTTAATCTTTTCCCAAGCAATACATTTCTTAGGATAAGGAGCACATAGTATATCATACTTAGACTTCTCATCTTCATGATCCATTAATGCCATCATAGAGATAACATCTCTAGCATCAAAACCAATATCACTATCAATAAATATCATATGAGTACTATCACTTCTCATAAACTCATCACAACAATAGTTACGAGCTCTTGTAATTAAACTTTCATTAAACAAATAATAAAACTTAACTTCTATTCCATAATGCATACACAATGCAGATAAGTCATTAGTACTTCTAGTATACATACCATGACATTGTCCACCATACATAGGAGTAGCTACAAATAGTTTTCTCTTCTTTAGTTCTTCAATCTCAATCTTAATTTCCATTATCATCTCCTGATGTAAAATGTGCTAGCAATACAATATAATGAACAGCCTTCAATAGATCTTTTCTATTATGACCACCCTTCTTACCATACCTCATTAA